AAGACCCAATCAAAGCTTTGTTTGAGAAGATTAAGGTCAAGGCTCTTATTGAAGCAATTAAAGAAAAAATTAAAAGCGTGGTCGAAGGTGCTATAAATAAAATAACAGATGCGATTAAAAACTTTAATATGCAAAATGTTATAGATCAAGTGGAAAATTTTATTCAAAGTAATGTTATAGCCAAGGTAAACCAACTTAAAAACTCTATTATGAGAACATTTAGCGAAGAAAACATTAAAAAGATCAAAGCTAAAGTGCAAGGCATGATTGATTATGCTGTTGGTCTATTCGATAACCCATCTATAGAAGAAATTTTATTCTTGATGGCACGTATTTGTGGATTTGCTGCTGGAGTGGAATCTATACTTAATGGATCAAAATTGCCACTTGATAATATTACAAACAATTATAGGGATATGGTTAACACGGTAAAGGCAACATCAGGTTTGGTTACAGCAAAAGCTATAAAAGCTGGTGCGCCAAGGTTCACTGATGCCGTGAGAAGAGAAATGATTGAAGATCAGAAAAAGATATGGAAGTCTGTTCTTCCAGAATACAGACCAGATAGATTGCCCGATTTACCAGGTACAGATGCTCTTGTGGATATGGCAAGACGCGCATTAGATGACTTAGGTGGGGAAAATAGTAATGGCGAAAAAACAAGAATTCCATTAGGCGAAGTTGGTGCTACACCAGAAGAAAGAGCGCAGATACCATCTTGGGAAGAAGTAAAAAGGGGAAACCACCCTATTTTTGCACTAAGCGGTGGTTGGATGTCACGCGAACGTCCTAGATCAGAAGGTGGTGGATTGTATGTGGGTGCTGAGGGGTGGAACCAGATGGAAGAGGATACACTTATTAGACTTCTGCGACTGCAAAAAGCTATGGGTATAGGTCCTCTTAGAATTAATTCTTTGTGGAGAAGTGACGAATACCAAAGACTTATAAACCCAGATGTGGAAAATAGCCAACACGAACTTGGATTAGCGGCTGATATTCTCTGCACGGACAATAATTGGAACTCAAGAGTAAGGGAAAGATTTGTCATTGAAGCGAGAGGTGTGGGATTTACTACATTTGGATTCTATAAATCAAAAGGGTTTATCCATGTGGATAGCAGAAAAGACAAAGTAAATGATTGGGGATCGAATTGGTAGTAGCATTAGTAACAAATAGACAGAAAAAGATTTCTATATATTCTGATTTCAAGAAAGACCTTGAAATTAGCCCATTGTCACAGGATTTGACCGTATTCAAAGATGAAGATTCTATTAAAGAATCTATACGCAATCTATTGCTTACTGATCGTGGCGAGAGATTGATGCAACCAAACATTGGTGGCAACATTAGAGCTATGCTATTTGAAAATATTACACCAGGTAATCTGACATTGATAGAAGACCAAGTGAGAACAACACTTGATCTACACGAGCCAAGGGCAGAAATAATCGATGTGAGCGTTAGTGCGATTGATGAGCAAAACGTTGTCAGGATTCGAATACAATTTTACATTTTAAATAACCAACAGCCTATCTCTGTTGATGTATTTTTAGAGAGGACTAGATAGATGGTTAAACTAAATATTTCAGAGTTAGACTTTGAAGCAGTAAAATCACAGTTTAAAGAGTATTTGCAATCTCAGACGCAATTCAAAGATTATAACTTTGATGGGTCAAACATGTCTGTTTTGCTTGACGTGCTATCTTATAACACATTCCAAAATAACTTCTATTCTAATATGGCGATCAATGAGATGTTCCTTGACTCCGCTGTACTAAGAAACTCTGTTGTTTCCCATGCAAAAGAACTAAACTACTTACCAAGATCAAGAAGATCAGCAAAAGCTTTGGTGACTGTTACGTTTACAGATACAACTGCGACTGGACAGTCAATTACAATTCCTCAATATTCACCTTTTACAACTATACATAATGGTGAAAACTTTGAGTTTGTAACAGACCAAACATACATTGCCAAGAAAACAGCGCCAAATACATTCGTTGCTGAAAACGTTGAAATCTTTGAAGGTCAAATGTTGGCAAGCTTCGAACGTGAGGGCTTCTTTGTTGACGAAGATGGTATTTTACGTGTGGTACTTTCAAACGAAAACGCAGACACTGAATCCATTGCGATATTTGTTGATGCTGAAGCTACAGAAAACGAAAACGTATTCCTACGCAAAAACGACATCTTTGGTGTTGGGGCGACAGACAAAGTATTCTACATCGAACCATACTATGATGGACGTTACACAATTTATTTTGGTAACAATGTTTTTGGTTTCCAACCAGCAGAATTTGAAGATATTAGAGTACGTTATAGAATTACATCAGGCACTGAAGGTAACGGTGCTAAGACATTCTCTATGGCTACTAACTTTGGTAGTGCTGTAGTATCAACTGTAGAGATTGCTGCTGGTGGTGCTGAAAGAGAAACAATTGAAAGTATTAGATACTTTGCTCCTAAGAGTTTGCAAATACAAGAACGTGCTATTACTACATCAGACTATGAAATTCTTTTGAAAACACAATTCCCCGAAATACAAGCTGTTGCGGCTTATGGTGGTGAAGACCTTGATCCACCACAATTTGGTAAGGTTGCTATATCAGTGTATCTTGGGAGAGGACAAGAAAGTTTGTCGAACACTCTTTCCAACACATATATTGAATATCTAAAAGAAAGAAGTCCACTTGCAATCGAACCTATATTCGTAGAAACGCAATTCATGTATGCATGTGCAGTTGTTGATGTTTACTATAATCCGAAGCTAACACGCAAATCTTCTGGTGATATTGAAACACTAGTGCAAAATGCTTTAAGAGATTACAATGATCAATACCTCGACGACTTTAATACACAACTAAGAGTTTCTGTTCTTGGATCGGCTATTGATGCAGTAGACATTTCAACAACAAGTAATGACATTTCAGTAATGCCTTACATTGAATATTCCCCACCATTGAATGTTGCTTTAAACCCATCATTCAAGTTTGTTGCTAAACTAATAAAACCATATCCTTTTGATGAGGATAGGGGGTTTGCTACTTATAAGCCAGCAATTAAAACTGGGGTGTTCTCGTTTAATGGTTCAAACGTTTACTTGCAAGACGATGGTGTTGGCAATATCCAAATTATTACGAGTGATGTAGCTAACCCTAAAGTGGTTAAACCTTCTATCGGCACAGTAAATTATGATACAGGCGAAGTTAATTTGGTTGGGTTTATTACAGATGGTTTTGTTGGTTCGGGCATTAAGTTTATGGCTAGTACCTCAAAGAATGACATCACAGCACCAAACGGCAGAATATTGACAATGAAGACTTCAGACGCAACAATCAATCTTATTGAGACAAAATAATGTCAGACATCGAAAAGAACATAGCATTTAAGATACCTCAACAATTCCCTGCGATATATCGTGAGGAAAACGCAGAGTTAGTGCAATTAGTACAAGACTATTATAAGTTCTTGGAAACTACACCTACTATGGGTTTGTACAACTCAAGGCGCATGTTTGAGTATAGGGATATTACTACTACACTTGAGAGTATGATCATATTCTTCCAAAAGAAGTTCTTGAGCGATCTCCCATTACTTGAAGATGCTAGTGTACGGCTTGTTGTTAAAAATATATTAGACCTTTACAGAAGAAAAGGTTCGGAAAGTGGTATCATTCTATTCTTTAGAATGTTCTACAATGAAGACGTTGACATTATAAATCCAGCACAATATGTTTTGAAACCATCAGACTCTAAATGGCAGACTGGTATATATCTTCAAATGGCTCCTAACGAAGGTGTCTTTTATGGTAGAGATAATGATACCCCATATCAATATAGTGATTTGTTAAATAAAAACATCACTGGATCAACATCAGGTGCTAAAGCGGCTGTAGATAAGATTAACTTCATTATTTTAAATGGAACGCTCACTCCTATTCTATACATCGATAGAGTAAAAGGAAAGTTTGACAAATACGATAACATCATGACTAGGATTGATGGTCAAGATATTTCTTTTGGTATCATTAATGGTTCCGCATCAGAAATGGAAATTGATTTAGATTATGGCGGTACAACAGGAAATGCTGTTGGTGATGTTTATAATATAAAAAGTGAGTTCGGTAATGGTGGCGTTGCGATTGTTACGGCTACTGAAGAAAAGTTTACAGGTATTGTTAACTATAATTTACTAGATGGTGGTTTTGGTTATACAATACAAAACACCAGACTAGAAGTTTCTAACCAAGTGTTAATCCTACCTAACGAAGGTTTTAATTTTACAATATTAGAAAGACTTACTGATACT